GGTTCTTCAAAATCCCACGGTTTACGCACTGTAGCTCCCTATTCTGTTGTTATGTAATTACGTAATAATTAATTTTTCTAGCTTTTGTGGTGCGTAGTGCGCTCCGTCTAGTACCGGCTCCCTTCCGTCACTAGATTTAATAATTACATCCCCGTAGCGAACAGCCACAACTACACCCCGCCTGCCGTTGTGGGCGGCTCCTAGGGGCCCTGTGAAGGCGTCAGACCTGACCCTAATTTGGTCAGCTACTTTAATTTGACCGGGGGTAACTTGGATCCACATCTCGTCCTCATTAACTTTGATATGTGCGTGTCCAACGGCTAGTTTAGAGAAAAGGTCGACAACAGTCACCCTATGCTCGTCACTGAGTTTGTCAAAAGTTTCAAGGTGTTCAATTAAATTAATAACAGAGTCACCAATTATTTTTCGAACTTTAGCTTCCTGGAGCTGGGACTTTACCCACTCCATGTCAAGATTGCTACTCATTATGTTTTTACTTTCCTTATAGTGAGGGGCACCATCCCGGTAGGATGATGCCCCTCTGCCACAGTGTTTAGAACGGAGGCTGCCCTGGCGTGGCAATTGGAGGTGGCGGTGGTACTGCCGCTCCGGCTGCTACGGGTGGGGCGGGGGGTGCTGCTGGGGCAGGAGCCGATGCCGTAGCCGCTGAAGTGGCCGGGTAGTAGGCCTTCATCTCGTTACGCATCTTCCCCTGGTACTCGCTCTGACCAACCTTGGCCCGGAAGGTGCGATTGACAAGAGTGTTGGCAATCGTCTCCAGGTCGGGGTTGTTCTGCTTCAGGTAGTCAGGGGTGAGCCCAAGAGCGTTCAACTTTCCCTGAATGATGCCCATAGCCTTAGGGTTGTCTGTGGAGAACACAAGGTTGTCCCACAGAAGCCGACGCTCGTGCGACCCAGAGGCCACCTGCGTCTTCAGCTTGAGCATGTACTTACCAGTTTGCGTGGTAGCGACGTCGCAGCTCAACACCGCCAGGTCGTAGTCACCATCTGGCAACGGAGAGTAATCAGGTGCATCTGAAACATTTTCCAGAATGTGCCCGAAATTAACATTAGTACCCATTATTTTTTCCTTAGCTTCGATCTGTATTGTTGATGGATTATTCAGTTGTCTGTGCAGTAGCTTGCCTTGGCCCAAAAATGGTGTCCAGCATAACCTCAATAGAGAGCTTATCCTGTTCCACGATTGCGCCTAGTCGGCCCTGCACTCGTTCCCCGGCCTCATACTCCTTTGTTCGCTCAACGTACATGCGACGCAGTTTGTATGGAGGCTGCATGGGGTCCGGGTTCTGGAACTCCTCAATGGTGAGGGCTCCCAGAATATCGTAAAAATATGGAGCTTGAATAGCAAGCTGGCCCTGCAAGTAAGGACGGTGTGACCCGTCCTGCCCAACCCTAGACATAGCTGTCAAGACAACTGCCTCTAGTGGGTTTGTAGGGTGCATCGTCAGGTCACGAAGATCCCGCAAGAGAGAGCCCATGTGGCGCAAAAGCTCGCCCCACTGCTGCATCTTCATCTGCTCGGTTCCGGCAATGCTGTCCATTGCCTTCACCTGAAGCTCCGAGATAGAGTCAATAATCAAGCTCTTAAAGTGGTGCTTACCCGCTTGAAGCCACTGGTAGGCCTTCAGCACCGTGTCGTAGTCTCGGACTGTCACCACTACTGTGTCCCACGTGCCGTCAGCCATTGGAGGCTCTTCACGCATAGGGTCCCAGTATTTAGCAACAATAGGAAGAAAGCGGTGGCCGCCTTCTACGTCTAGCATCAGACGTGGGTACGGGGCAGTGACTGCAAAAGTAGACTTGCCAACTTTTGAATCTCCGTAGACCATTACGGTCAGTGAACGTTGTACTTGGGACATTAATCGCTTCCTTTCTTATCACCCTCGCCATAGTAGGCATAGGGGTCGGCTACATCATACATTTGTTCTATTGCGCTTTCTGAGGCGCTTCCGTCGTCTACTAAAGTACACACATTGTAGAACTGGCATTTCCACTTACAATCTCGAGTAGGACTTGGGTATGCGTTGTATGCATGACTTTCTCCTTCATCGAGGGCTTTGCGGACTCTCATCAAATCAGCAATTGTTCCGTGAAGTCTATCCCAGAACGACCTTAAAGTAAAGACGTTGTGCCGGACCTCGATCTGATCGTAGAACGGAGGCTTAGCTGCAGCGGTCCTTTTAACCTTTTTAAGTAGCGTAAAGAGGCCACCCTCAGAGCGGTTCTCTTCCCCCTCTTTAAGGATTTCCAAGGTCATGTAGGTGAGAACCTGCTCATTCATCGGAGCAAGGTTTGCAAAGTCGCTGAGAGAGCCCCCTACGGTCTTAAAATCTCTGAACATCCGGACACCGTCAATCTTGCGACGGACCCGCATATCTAGTTTACCTGTGAGCTCGACCTCACCGTTAAACAAGGGCACAGTGATAATTTCTTCAGTGGAGATAATATCTAGTTCGACGTCAATGCCGTTTTCCTCTACCCACTGCAGGTAGCCCTCAAGCATAATGTGGCCCAGCTCGGCCTCATTTTCAAGAGAAGCAACATCCTTAAACTCCGATAGCAAAGATTTCTTCTCTTCCTCGACCAATGCGCTGTGGGCCTCAAGAAGAGACTTACCCGTAGAGTAATGCTGATCCAGGGCCTCATGAATGCGTGATCCAAGAGCCAGTGCGCCAGTGCGCTGCTTCTCTTTAGGCTGGAGCCTGCGGTAGTAGGTAAACCACCAACGTCGGCGACAATCCTTAAAAGTTTGAATCTCAGAGTTTGAAAGTCTTACTGGCTGGGTCATGATGCTTTCTCGTCCTCTAGTAGGCTAATAAGTTTTTCTTTGTCTCGAACTACTTCTTCAAAATTATCTGCTTTTTTAGCAAGAACTTTGATAATACGGGATTCTATACTTTTCTCTGTGATGTAATCCGTGACTATGATTGAATCATGTATTTCTGAGCCAATCCTGTGTACTCTGTCAAGAGCTTGTTTGTAGTCTACTAAAGACCACGGACGCTGCAGCATAATGAGCCTGCGGGCCGCAGTAAGCGTAACACCCACACCCCCCGCTTGAGCTGTGAAAAGAATCCACTTAATCCTCCCGGCCTGGAAGTTATCAATAGCTTCTTGTCGCTCCATATCGTCTTGAGCCCCGGTGATCAGCCCATGCGGAATTTTTGCCTTGTCTAGCTCGGCGCTCAGAAGGTAAATAAGCTGGCGAGACACCGCACACACGGCAACAGACTCGCCCTCAAAGTCACCGTTCTTAATGTCACTCATCAGGGAATCAACCTTGCAGGAGGGCTCAGCCAGGATAGCCCTGGGCTCTCCCGTAGTTGGGTGCATTTCGAGTGACGCGTACGAGTTAGCGAACTGGACTAAACGAAGAGTTTGGGTGAGCACGCTGGGTGCTGTCAGAATCTCCCCGTCCTCAAGCTGTGCGATCATTAGATTTTTCATCTCGTCGTATGCTTTTTTCTGCTTAGGCGACATTTCAACATCTCGGCGTTCTTTGATAACTTCGGGAAGCCACGGCAAAACTCGAGCTTTCAGCATCCGCCTCATATAGGGATTTACCGTTGCATAAAATTCTTCGTACATAGTCGGCTTAATTCCGATAATCATAAGCTGACCAAAAGCATTGAGCATAGTGTCGACCATTCGATCAATCCACTTCGTCTTACTAGGCCAATCACGTGGGCTCAGCCAGTGCAAAATAGGCCACAGGTCTAAAACATTATTAGCAATAGGAGTTCCGGTGAGGGCAAACCTAATCTCGGCATCGCCCGTGGCAGACCACAGTGCTCGTGTTTGCTTACTCTTAGGTTCTTTAGACCTGTGGATTTCGTCGGCAACCACAGCTTTAAAGTCCATTTTGTTTAGTTCGCGTAGATGGACCTCACAACGATTTTCGGAGACTTTTGAGTTTTGCCCGCCACATGAAGTACACCGAGCAAGCGCCACGGAGCCGTATGGAGCGAGCCTAGAGTGTCCGCGTAGCGACTCCCAGTTGATGACGTACACGTCGGCTTCCTCTTCTAGCTGCTTCCTCCGCTGCGTGGCAGTGCCACGGACAACTTTTACATTTACCTCAGGCCACCACAGCTTAAACTCACGCTCCCACGTGCCCTTGAGTGTGTTGGGGCAGACAATCAGCGCAGGAAAAACCTCTTCTCCCTTTTCTTGAATCTTCTTTAAAGCTCGGATCGCTTGAGCAGTTTTTCCAAGCCCTGGCTCGTCAGCAAGCAGGGCACGCTTGACTGTTGCAAGGTACGCAACACCAGCACGCTGGTGAGGGAATAAATCTTCATCCCCCTCTGCTTCTTCCAGGTCCCTCAGGGCCATGGCGGGGTCAATCCTGGTCTGGCGCTCTTTAGAGGCCCAGTCTGTTAGCTCGGGGCCGATTTCCAGAGTATCCCGGAAGGTAGACCGCAAAGCCAGGCAGCTTGTCCAGCTCAGAGGCACCCTCCAAACGGAATCACTGGCAGACCACGAAGATCCAGGTAGGCTTTTACACAGCTCTTTGTAGCGCCACTCAGAGTGGATAATAATATGTTTATCGTCTGGAGTTTTTTCCGCCAAGACTGTCATTAGTGTCCTTTCATGCTAAGCCAAGCATAGCAAATTTTTTTCTATTCTTCAAATAAGGCTGCAGGTATCCATCTTGACTTAACAAGCAGCAAAAGTCCATGACGTAAAGCATCTAGTGCATGTCCTTCTCCCCCCTTGTGCCAGATTTCAAGTTTTTTTAGCTTTGGGTTAGGAAACATATTTTTTGCATCTGCGGGCGACTGCATCGCAATTGTGTCAATCCCTGCCTCGCGACATAAATACTTCAGAACACCAATTTGCTCTAGGCTAAAAGGAGCCTGCGATTTTTTTGCAGTCTGTAAATTTATAGTAAATTGCTCGCACACCACTTTAAATTCGGTAAAGTTGTTTTTTTGCGCTAAAACACTTTTGATAACCCCTGGAAATTCGACCTCGTCTGCTTCAGTGGTCAATACCGCTTCAGGAGACTCCCGTGGCACACCAGACCAGACTAGAAAAGCAATTCCCGTCATCTTACCTGGATCCACCGCAAGGATTCCTACACTATTTTCCAGCATACTTTTGCCCCCAATTATCATATGGACCGTCTACCCCGGCTGTTAGGGGAACACCCCATTCCGACGATGTCATACATCCTTGAACTTCGTGTTTGATATCCTCCACATCCTCGGGAGGAACATTCATGACAATTTCGTCATGCACCGGGACAATGAGATAATCCGTCAGGTTAGCCTGGTCTAGTTTAACAAGGTTGTTTTTAAAAACCTCTGCAGCCCCGCCCTGAATGAGATAATTGATTAAGGTATATGGCCGATCGTTGTCGCACGTTATGCGCCTCCCCGTCCAAGTCTTAATGTAGCCTTCGCCCTCTTCCCTGATTAGTTTTTCTCCCATGTTAGTCACTGTTCTTTGAAAGGCCGCCATCTCGGGGTAATTCATGTCTAGAGAGTCGGAAACAGCCTGCATCTGCTCTATGGGGACTCCTGCAGTTGCTGCTTGTTTAGCCACACCCGCTCCGTAGAGGCGTCCGTAGATGACTCCCTTAATCAAACCCCTGCGAGAATCTGATTTTTGCATATTCTCATCTTGATACACCTGCCTACCAATCTGGGTAAATGCATCCGAGCCCGTCTCATCCGCAAGGCGAAACATCTCAATAAGCCCTGGATCTTTGGAGTACGAGGCAAACATCCTAAACTCGACTTGGTCCAGGTCAGAAGTAATAATTTTCCAACCAGGCTTCCGGGGAATAAATGCTCTACGTATGTCTGCATCATTACTTGGTAGTGTCTGCAGAGCCGGGTCACGGATAGACATGCGAGAAGTGCGAGCACCTATGGTCCGAATAGAGGGGTGCAAAACTTCATCAATGTTTTGCTCCATAAAATTTTCAAGGTACGCAGCGCACATTTTTTCTAAGTCTCTGTGTTTAATCACAAGCCTTGCAAGATTCTCTGCCTCAGGTATTCCGGAGCGCAAAACCACATCTAATTGGTGTTTGTCTACAGACACATTCTTCTTGGCCGTCAGCGCCAGCTCTGCTCCTAGTGACATAAGCTTTTTACCTACCTGGCTTGGGCTAGAAATCAGCACCCCGTATTCTTCCTGCACCTGGTGCTTGACCCGCTCTGCCTCGCCTCGCATCTCTCTGTTCCGGACCTCGACGTACCCTAGATCAATGCGTGCACCGTTTAATTCCATTTCGTCGGCAATGCGACGGACATTCATTTCTAGCTCGTAAGCTTTGGCGTAGAGTCCGCCTTCCCCGCACTGAGGGTAAAGAAGCTCCCACATCCGAGCCGTAATGATGGTGTCAAGAGCCCCATACGACCAGTAGGGAAGAAAGTTTTGCGGAACAGTCCCCCAGTCAAATCCGTGCTTACGCATCTCACTCTGCAAAATATCTTCACCACTACCAGCCGCAGGGTCGATATACTTTTCGGCAAGCTTTTTAAGACCAACGCTGGGCTCACTGGGAAAAAGGACCGAAGCAAGGATCATGGTGTCATGAGCCCTGTGCCAGGGAATCTCCCAGTCGCTTTGAAGCCTAAACCACTTATTTTCAAAAGAGATGTTGTGAAAAACAAGTGGACCAGGAAATAAATTCATGGCCTCGTAGAACACACCAGACCAGTGAGGCCAGGCCATAGCCCACGCTTTGTGGGAGTCTCCTACCTGAACAAGCCTGATCTGACCACGCCAGGGGGACAGAGCATCTTTCTTCATCCGACCGGGAAGTTGCCCGGTTTCAATATCAATAGCGAGAGGGCTGTTGGGGTTCTTGTTGCGAATCCACTCAATGAAGCTTTGAGCATCTTCAGTGCTCTCAATAAGCTCTGCCTCAGTCTGGGATAGTGGCCCAGTTGTCTTTTGTGTCATTTTTTCCTAAAGCTGTGTCAGGGAATAATCTCTATACGATACACCATATCTAGTTGTTCATCATAATTGGTTGCTGCTTCTAAAAGTTTCCTGGCTACTTTAGTGAGATAAAAACTACCACTCGGGGATTTTTTATGCAGAATGTCGATAACATCTTCGGGCGTGTCGACTACGTGGGCACGAGTCCTGTCTTTCTCCGGAAAAATAAAGGGCAGGGCTTTTGAAGGAACGCACTCCTCGCAAGGGGTGGCGTCAGGTCTTAAAGAGCTTGGAGAAGCCTCGTTTAACCTATACTTACTAACAAAATTACACGCGGCCCCGTGATATACATTAGAAACTCCGACCCTAGATACTATATATGAACCACTTTCGGTTTTGTACAGCTTAAACTCGATCCACCGAACCGCGTTGGGCCTCCATGAAGAAGATGCACCTAAAAGCTTTCCGCTGAACTGCAGAGTTCGAGAGCCATCCTTGACTTCATACACTATGCTATTTCCTCTTCGGCCTCTTCGTCTTTATAGTACACAGACTCCCACCAACGAAGAGTTTCTTCTTTGGCCCACTCTATTTCGCCCCAACCGCCATTTAAATGCCAACCATCAGTAGGAACACTGTCGTCGAGACGAATAGGGGTGATAAGTTGAGAGACATCCTTAATATAAAGAACAAGATTGTCAAGGTGAACGTAGACCTGCTCTGTCGTTAAAAACTCCCGCTCTTGGGTGTTAGCAAAGTCCAAAATAATCCGTTGCTCCACGCCATCAGAGTCAACAACAGACTTCACCCAGCGGGGTCTAAAAGCAGAAACACTTTCGTTTACTGCTTCAGGAGTATCGTATTCAAATAAATAGTTCATTTTTTGTCCTTAAGTATTAAAACTTCTTCTCTGAGCAAGTTTATCTCATCCTGCTGTACTTTTACTAGCTCAAGTACCAGCATGGACATAAGACCGTAGTCTAAACTTGCTGGTCGCCCCTCTGCGTCGTAGCCTACTGGCTCAGGGAACCCCAAATCGATAAGTTCTTCTGCAATGTAGCCATGCATCCACTCTTTATTTAAAGATTCGTGAGAGGCTCTTTCTGACCTTTTGTACTTGTACTTTTTTGGTTCTAAGTCTAATAAGTTTTTAATATTACTAGGTGTGTGCGTCTCAATATTTTTCTTCACACGCCTTGTCGACGGTGCACTTGTTCTCGTAC